CGCGGAACCTGAGGTTCGTTGGTCTCCTGATAAAATGGTAGAAGTGACTTTGAGAGAACCCGATGATTTTCTCAAGGTACGTGAGACATTGACCCGCATCGGAGTTGCATCTCGAAAGGAGAAAAAACTCTACCAATCTTGCCACATTTTGCACAAACAAGGCAAATATTTTATCGTCCATTTCAAAGAACTTTTTGCTCTTGACGGTAAGAAAGCCAATCTAACTGTCAATGATGTTCAACGTCGCAATCGTATCACTCAATTACTTTGTGATTGGGGTTTGATTGATGTTGTCAAAGAGGAGAGTGTTGCAGAAATCGCACCTCTCAATCAGATCAAGGTTCTCTCTTACAAAGAGAAGAATGAATGGGCCTTGGAAACAAAATATAACATTGGTAAAAAGAAAAAAGTAGAAGAATCCGAATAAAAAATACGGGGTTCAACACCCCGTTTTTTATGCGATGTGTTATAATTATTATTGAACGCCTTCGGGGTTCACAAAACACAAACTCGCTTTCAAAGGAGCTACCATAATGACTAACCTTACAAGGTATACTGCTGCGGATCTGCCTAGTTTGATGGAGAAGATTACCCGCAACTCCATCGGAATGGATGAATATTTCGATCGTCTTTTCCACCTTCATGAAACAACGACAAACTACCCACCTTATAATCTTATTCAGGTAAATAATGTTGAGTCGCATTTAGAAATTGCACTCGCAGGGTTTAAGAAGGAGGAGGTCAATGTGTTCACCGAGTATGGAAAACTTTTTGTCGAGGGACAAAAATCAGATACCGAAACGGATCGGACGTTTGTCCACAAGGGAGTGGCTAGCCGAAGTTTTAAACGAGCGTGGACTCTATCCGACGACACCGAAGTTAGGGAGGTCACATTTGAGGACGGACTTCTACGGATCGTACTTGGGAAAATAGTTCCAGAACACCACGCTCGTAAAGATTACCTCTAAATAACTTTGCCTGCGTGCCATGCATTGGGGTTGCCTTAATTGGTAACCCCCTTTATAATTTGGAGAAAAAGATGTCTGTAAAACTTTTAGTTCTAAAATCTTCGGAAGAGGTCGTCGCTGACGTAAAAGAACTTGTATTTGAAAAAGATGGTAGAGAACAAGTCATTGGTTTTCTACTCAAGGATCCAAAAACTTTGAGTCTATCAAGAGTGATGACTCTTACAGAGGAGGAAGATCCTAATCGAGTCAATGTTAATTTTGTCAAGTGGCAACCATTTTCAGATGATACTGAATTTCAAATTCCATCTGATTGGGTTGTGACAATCTGTGAGCCACTTGATAGAATTAAAAAATCATATGAGGAACAAGTCAATGCAAAAGAACGTACAGTGTCTACTCTTGAAGAATGATAAAGTTATCATCGCTGAGGTAGTTGAAGTTACATCTGATATTGGTCAACCAGATTGTAAGTTAGTTAAACCATTTGAAATTGTTCAGGGTGATGATAACAAAGACCGATTTGTTCCGTGGTTGTCATTTACGGAACAGGATGTTATACTAATCAGATCGGATGATGTCTTTACTTTTGTGGAGCCTGCCGAAAAACTTCTTGATTGGTATTTGAAGAACACCTGATGCGATTTTATACGAACGTACAAATGGTTGGGGATCAGATCCTGGTCCGTGGTTATGAAAATGGTAAACGGTATATGAGTCGTGAGGTGTTTCATCCTACGATGTATGTGCCTTCAAAGAAGAAAACGAAATATAAAACTCTATCTGGTGAACTAGTAGAACCAATCAAGCCTGGAACCATCCGCGAAACCCGTGACTTCATTCAAAAGTACGAAGGTGTGGATGGTTTTAAGATTTATGGCTTTGAACGTTTCATCTATCAATACATTTCCGATACCTACCCACAGGAACAGATTGACTTTGATATAGCCAATATTAATCTTGTAACGATTGACATCGAAACCAAAGCTGAGTACGGGTTTCCTGATGTTGAAAGTTGTTCAGAAGAACTGTTACTCATTACGATTCAAGACTATAATACGAAAAAAATTATCACTTGGGGTGTGGGGCCATTCGATAACAAACAGGACAACGTTGAGTATATTCAGTGCCCGACTGAATACGCACTGTTGAGCACGTTCATCCAGTGGTGGATTGAAAACACACCTGACGTTGTGACTGGATGGAACTGTGAGTTCTTTGACCTACCATATCTTGCTGGTCGATTGAATCGTGTCCTAGGGGAAAAGTTGATGCGACGTTTGTCACCCTGGGGCCTGGTGACACAACAGGAGATGTATGTGCAGGGTCGTAAAAACTTCTGCGTTGATGTTGGTGGTGTGTCTATTCTGGACTATATGCGATTGTATCGTTGGTCACCTGCAACTCCCAACCAAGAAAGTTTTCGACTAGATTACATCGCGCAACAGGAACTCAATTCACAAAAACTAGATCATAGTGAGTTCGAAACATTCAAAGACTTTTATACAAAGGGATGGCAGAAGTTTGTTCAGTACAACATTATTGACGTAGAACTGGTTGATAGACTTGAGGATAAACTTAAGTTGATTGAACTTGCACTCACGATGGCCTATGATGCAAAAGTCAATTATCAAGATATATTTTTCCAAGTGAGACTTTGGGACTCGATTATCTATAATTACTTACGAAGAAAAGATATTGTAATCCCTCCTAAGGAAGGTAAAAAGAAGGATGAAAAGTATGCAGGAGCCTATGTTAAGGAACCGATTCCTGGGCGTTATGATTGGGTGGTTAGTTTTGACCTTAACAGCCTTTACCCTCATCTCATTATGCAATACAACATCTCGCCAGAGACCATTCTTGAAGAGAGACATCCCACTGCAACTGTTGAAAGGATCCTGAATAACGAAATCAGTTTTGAACTGTTCAAGGACTATGCAGTCTGTCCTAATGGTGCAATGTTCAAGAAGGATCGACAGGGTTTCCTTCCTGAACTAATGCAGAAGTATTATGATGAACGGGTTATCTTCAAAAAGAAGATGATCGAAGCTAAGATACAATATGAAAAGAAACCATCGATTGTTCTTCAGAAAGAGATTGCTAGGTGTAACAACATCCAGATGGCCAAAAAGATCTCTCTTAACTCCGCCTATGGTGCTATCGGAAATAATTTCTTTAGATATTACAAACTAGAAAACGCCGAAGCGATCACTCTCTCTGGTCAGGTCTCAATCCGTTGGATTGAACATAAGATGAACCAGTATCTAAATAAACTGTTAAAGACACAAGACATCGATTATGTTATTGCGTCTGATACCGATTCTATCTATCTACATCTTGGTCCACTTGTTGATCTTGTATTTCCTAAGGGAGTATCTGATAAAGGGAAGGTCGTTGATTTTCTCAACAAAGCTTGTCAGGACCAGATTGAACCTTTCATTGAGAAGAGTTATCAAGAACTTGCCGAGTATGTGAACGCATACGATCAAAAGATGTCTATGAAACGTGAGAACATCGCGGATCGTGGCATCTGGACCGCAAAGAAGAGATATATTCTTAATGTGTGGGATAGTGAGGGTGTTCGATATTCCGAACCCAAACTTAAGATTATGGGTATTGAAGCGGTCAAATCATCAACCCCAGCACTCTGTCGCAAGGCCATCAAAGATGCACTCAAAGTGATGATGTCTGGGACTGAGGATGATATGATAAAGTTCATTGATCAGTTTAGAAAGAAGTTTAAGAAACTTCCACCCGAACAAATATCATTCCCACGTTCCGTGAGTGATGTTACCAAGTACAAGAGTAATCAAGCCATCTATGAAAAGAAAACACCAATACACGTTCGTGGTGCATTGTTGTTCAACTTTCACATCAATCGACTCAATCTAGATGGTAAGTATTCATTTATTAAGAATGGTGAGAAGATCAAATTTTGTTATTTACGCACTCCGAATCCCATTCACGAGAATGTGATTTCATTTATCCAAGATTTCCCTAGAGAAATCGGTATCGAAAAATATGTTGATTATGATTTACAATTTGAGAAATCATTTCTTGACCCTCTTAAAATTATTCTTGATGTGATAGGATGGGGTGTAGAGAAAACTGTCAACCTAGAATCCTTCTTCCTATGACTTACTGCCACGACCCCGAATCCAAGAGAGATAAATGGAATCGTGGGCTAGATCTTTTCATTGAAAGTGTACACAAGCCTGACCACGAATTGCGTCAAGCCGCACACGAACAAAAATGTTATCACGAGCTGATGGATGTGCGTGATAATGTGTTAGAATACCTGAAAACATTGCGATGGAATTGATGAATCCTGAATTGAGTTTTTTAAAAGATATTGTAAAGGAGATCGGTGGTGAGTATACACAACTAGCCTCTGATATAGACGAGACAGAATCTTATGTTGATACGGGCTCATACATTTTTAATGCACTGGTCTCAGGTAGTGTATTTGGTGGTGTATCTGGTAATAAAATTACTGCTATTGCTGGAGAGTCTTCTACTGGAAAGACTTTTTTCTCTCTCGCCGTGGTTAAGAAC